GAGTAATCAGGAGCCTCAACACCTCTGGTTTTGATACTACCTGTACCTACATCTGGTCCACCTACAGTTGCTCCACCACCTGCTCCTTTGGCTGCTGTCTCAAATTTCTTCATACCACTAAGGACTAAGTCTTGGTCTGCTTTATCAAGTTTTCCAATAACAGCAGCGGCAGCTGCTTCAGTTCTATCTTCACCAAACATATCATATTCTGGTTTCTGAGATTCCTCTACAACATACTGAGAAACAGTGTAAGCCATACCCATCTGGACTTCATCGGTTGATTTTGGAATTTCAGTTGTGCTAGCAACTTGTCCTTTATAATTGCTAAGACCAGATCTAACATCCGTTGGATTTGAAGTATAAGACTGGCGTGCTTGATTTGCAGTTTGTGCATCAATAGGTCCACCTTTTGCACCACCTGCTGTAACTGCTTTGCTTCCAAAGTAAGCAGCTAAGGCTACTTGCTTTGCATTAAATCTTGCGTTTGCATTAGCAGTGGTATACTCTGTTCTGGTGGATGTGTTGGTTTGACCAGCATTATATTTGTTTGCTTCAAAAGTTTTATCAACAGTTCTTACAGCTAACATATCTTGAAGTTTCTTAAGACGATCAATATCCTTATCAAGAGTTTTAGCATAATCCTTGTAAACATCAAGAGCTAACTCAGCTGCTTTTTCTTTCTCAGCTTGCTGTGATAAAACATTGTCCAATGCTGTTTGCAACATATCATTTCTATTTGGGAAAAATGATTCATAATAAACTAGGCCTTTTGAATAAGCTTCGCTTGCTTTTTTTCTTGCCATTAGAGTGCGCCTCCTAGTAATTTAGCTAATATAGGATCACCAGATATTTGTTTTAGCAAGTCTTCTGCTTGCTTTGGTGACATGTTAAGCTTATTAGCTGCGGCATTGATTAGCTCTTTACTGATCTGTCCCTGCTCTTCAATGTCTTCGCTTGGGATTGTTGATAAAGCTTCAATACCACCAGCTACTGCTTTGCCAATTCCAAGTCTTCTATCTTCAATTCTCTTATCTTCAACAGCCTGGCGTCTTGCAAGTTCAGCTTCTAACTGTGCTCTTTTTGCCATGTCTGCCTCAAACACATTAGCTTCAGCTTGTAAAGTTCCTTCTATCAAAGCTTTGTCAGTTAGTGCTGCTTGCTGTAAAGCTTGGCCACCACGCATATCAAAGGATGCCATCTGCTGACTTCTTCTTTGTGCACCTTCTTGACCAATCTGCCCAAGCTTAAAAGAATATTTATCTTGCAAAGTTCTCTTTTCCTGTTCAGTCAAACCAAGAGAACCAAGCTCCTGCATTCTCTGAAGTTCAGCTATTCTATCCTGATTATATTTGTCAGCTTCTGAAGGCTTGGTTGCTATCATAGAACCAACAGCTTGGCCAACAGCTGGTCCTGCGGCACCTATTAATTTTGTCTGCAAACGAGATATGGCCATTATATATTTCCTCGATAATATTGTGATTGTTAATACTGTGTCTCAGGCAACTTTCTATTGGTGGCAATGGTTGAAGTTTCAACGGTATCATATCCCATTTTATAAAACATCTCTACTGAGAAAACATGGCAATCAACATAGCCCCACTCATTGCGTGGATCACATAAGACTGCTATGTTATGCCAACCCTGAGATAGGTTCTTTGCAAGATATTGCATGCGAATTAACTTACGCTGTCCTGTTGCATCAGCTTGAAAGTTGGAGCGTCCTTGCATAACTGAGAATTGGCCAAAGACAATCGTTGTAGCACCTGCTTCATTGAAGCTAAAGTTGATTGTTTCATCTGGAGCATATGTATCTGAGCCATCTATCGCAAGGATATATCTAGAATCTTGGCCATCTGATCTTGTATTTCCTGCTGTTGGTGTATTTATCCATGGGAATACAGCTCCTCTGCAATCATTGTTCTCATCTTCATATGCAAAGAATGCAACTTCAATCAATACATTGGCTATTGTCTCACAGTAAATCTGCTTTCCAAGCTGAGGAACTGCAACCCATTTGATGGTCTCCATTGGCTTCTGTCTTTTAACAGTGCTTGTATGATATATTCTAGACTGGCGTGGCACTTCTTTTTGTGCAAAAAAATTGCTATACTGATCTCCAGTCATAAAGATATTATCAAGAGTAACCTGGAATGCTTCTCCTTCTTGCAAATCGGAGTCTCCAAATACGCTATCTTGGAGGTCTGCTTCAACAATATCTACGTTGATATATTTACGGGCTGCTTCTTCATTCTGAGCAACCTGAGTTCCCTGGAGAACCTGAGAAGTAGTAAAGGTATTTGGTGGTGTAAATGGCATTTCTTCTCCTAGAACTTAGCCCATACATAGTGTAAGTAAAGATTCTTTAGATCAACTCGATAGTGCGTAGCATCATCAAAATATATCTTGACTTTGATTGCAGTTACGGTTGTAGCAATAGAAGGCAAGTAACAGTATGACATTGGCAGTCTTTCATAAAATAAGGTTTTATTATCTGAAGATCCTGTATTACCATCGCCTGCTACAATTGTGTTATAACCAAAAGGATAACCTATCTGAACATCAACACCTCCAATCGTTAGGAACCAGCATAGATAGAATGCTGACTCAGATCTTATTAGTGGTGATGCAAGAGTGTTTACTGAAGTGGTAGTAACCAAAGGATTTGACCCAAGTCTTAGACAATCATTTGGCTGCAATGCTAAATTTACAGGGAATGTTGCAATGGTTGTAAAGACTTCAGTTTGAGCTGGATTAAAACCATAGACTGTCTCATTACTATCAAAGTCAGAGTCGCTGACATTTGGTCCTACTGACTGCTTAAAATGGTTTCGATTGAATGCTTCAGATCTTGTATTTGAAGGATCAATCTTTCCGGAAGTACCATCTGAAGCATCCTTCAAAGCAGTAAAAGGCTGGTTTAAATTTGTTGCCGTAATTACTGCTCTTGCATCTTGATAATTAAAACTTGCGTTTGACATTAATCCCTCTTATCTATATTGGTTACGCGCCCATAACAGGCAGTTAAAAACTCTTAAGTTTGCATCTTCAATAAGTTTTATATTAGCTGGAGATGTTCCTGCACCATCAAATGTTGCTGACCATCTAACATCTATTGTTACTGAATCTTGAGAAGCGATTGGAGCTGCGAATGGAAGATTTACAGTCCTTCTTCTTCCAGCTGGTTGTTCGCCAGTTGTTGATACCATCACATCATTTACGAATACGTAAAACTGCCATCTCCAACCAGCACCAAAGTTACCTGTAAAACCTGCTGCTTCTTGTGAAACAAAGAAATATTCAACATCTATCTGTGCTGCTCCTCTTAAGAAGCCCTCAGATGTTGGAATTCTTAGGAAAGATCCTTTTGTTATATTGGCTGACAGTGACAAAATACCAGATGCCCAGCTATTATTCTGTGATGAGAATGTTGCAAGCGGAGGACCTAATACATCGGCTGCTGGATATCTTGCCCAGGTAAAAGTATTAAGAGTGCTTTCTACCTGAAAGTAAGATTGCGTTGCCATTATAACACCAACGCCATCTTGAGCTGATCCATCTGGTCTGCTATCAACAGCTATCCTAGAATTTGCAACCATATTTGAATCATCTATAGTTTCATATGGCAACTGCTGAGCATCTAGCTTTCCATTAAATTCTGCTAGAAAACCAGATGCATCTTGATTAAAAGCTTTAGCTGTTGCATAATCTCTATCTTGGTGAACGCCTACGGAATATGTTTTACTCATGGTGTCTTCCTTTCTCCAGCCTTTAGATTGATGGTCTTGTTATCAGATCCAACGTAAGTAACGTGATAAGCAACTACCTGGAACATAGCTGTGCTTTTCAATGTGAATCTATACCATGAGACCAAAGATGTATTTACATCCCATCTTAATCTTGTTACTCTATTCTCACCCCACCTTGATGTTCCAACTATAGCCACTGATTTATCAAATGTTCCAGCAGCAGGACCGTATGTTGCATCTTCTGAAAGAGTTCCATATTGCTCAGCAACAACGGTTGGTTTAGATCCAGAAGAAGTATCCTCATCTCTATAATCGACTGCTGAAGTTAGTTCGATTTCATTATGACCCTGTGAAAGTATTTCAACTTCAACAGATATGATGCGCTTCTTAATACTATCATCACCAAAATCAAGCCATGCTCCAGACCAGATAGAAGGTACAGTTGCTCTTGCAAAGCTAGAGGTTATAGTTTTAATTCCTTGCCCAGATACTGTGTAGGTAAGCGCTCCACCTGCTGATCTCTTTGCAGACCACACCTGTATACCAGAAGGAAAAAGCGTATAAACACCATTAACTGGGCCAGTCTGAGTTACTCTTGGAGCTGTTATGAACCATCCCTGTGGAAGAACTGAGATATCATTTATATTGAAAGCTACATTTGTTGTGCCATTACTGTCAACGACATCATTTCTAAATGACCAAGAATTTGTTAAGGTATGATAGACAAGACCTCTAGTATTTTTTGTTTGTCCATCAACAGGATAAATGCACCACCATTCTTTCTCCTTGGTTGAATAGCTGGCCTTTGCCGTTGCTAATGAACCTATTGAGATTCTATTTATTTCCGACTGAACCACATCTGATATACGACGCACTTCAACCTGTGATCCACCTAGAGTTCCACCTTGGAAAGTGTAAACTCCATCGTAAGATAAGAATAAAATTCCTGATCCTTGGATATTTGTTATCGCATTGGTTGCAGTTGTTCCAATGTTTGCATTTAAAGTTGTGCAAATATATCCAGATCCTGCTTGTCTTACAATTTCAATGCTTCCTTCTCTAAAGATAAGTAAGTTATCATAGTAAGGAACTAAAGCTGTTATAGCTCCGCCTTTTCTATTTCCAACGTCAAAATAGTTAAAAGCATTAAACTGTTCTGGCAAACCTTGATCTGAGTATATGATTGTTGTTTCAGTTCCTTTACCACCAGCTAGCCACATCCTGCCATCCCATGATGCACCATATTTCATTCTTGATGAAATAACGACTGATGCAAAATCATCTGGAGCTGGGACAGATAGCAAGTCATCTGGAAGAATGTCAATGTAATTTCGTGAAACATTCTCGTCTATTTGAGAAACTAAATAGTAGGTTTCTCCTGCACTTCCACCACCTCTTAGATCATCTAGTGATTTGGTTCTATAAATTCTGCGAGCAACAGTTCCTGGTGGACCTACTGGTACATGCTGAAACCAAACTGAATAGGTTAGATCATCGTTTGATTCGTTAGTCCAGTTAACCTGAGTTGGCTCAGATAAGGGTGATTCAGATCCAGTATCTGTGATAAAGGATACTTTGTACCTATAATAGTTTACGCTATTCTGAGTCTTTGAACCAAGACCTGTGCCACTGCCAACACCAAAGTTTATACCACCAATTGTGTTATTCTCAGGATAAGGAAAGGTTGATGTTGGAGGAGTAGCAGCTAAATTACATACTCCTTCAAAGTATTTACTATCAGTAGCTAAGACTTCTGGAGAAGGTGTTGGTGAGGTAAATCCAAAGTTCTCTGTTCTATCACGACCCCAGTATTTTAACATTGGATCTTGGCCATTTAAGATTAAACAAAATCTTCCAAAAGGAACGAACTGCTCTCCTGGGTCATCACTTTTTGCTGATGATCTTCCAAAGGCAACAGTGTGATGAGGCTTCCAGGCAATAGAAGCTAGACCACTATTGTTAGCAACCTCACTGAATAACTCGCCTCCCTGCTTGGTTATTACATAGCATTCAGCTCCTCTATGTCTTTCCCAAACAAAGAGTCTTTCATAGTCCGCAGTTGAACCAAGCACGCTTGAATGCAGGTTCTTAGGAATCATTGGCTCAAAGCCTCTATCGTTAATAAAACCAAATCCTTCAGGATCCAGTCTCATGTTTACGATATCAGATGCGCTATTATCAGGGGCTTCATAACGCTGATCAACACCACCCGCTCTTATTTGTTTTGTTGTGTTAGTCTGCATTATATGCTCTTATTCCTTAGTGACTGTTGGTCAAATATTGGTCCTGCAATCATGCGCCCAAATTGTCCTTTTACGACATCAATATCTACATGGTCGATATATCTGCGTTCACCCAGCTTTATTGCATCTTTGATTTTTCTAGCATAAATACTAGCTAATGTTAAGTTTCCAGACTTATTATAGATATCTTCTAAAGCTCCATAAACTATGAGCTGATGCATATCAAAGGGCAATTGTGGAGTATCAGTCTTTGCAA